ATATTGTCTTTTACTGCCCCGTATGCTTTTTTGAATATCCAAACACACCAAGCACTAAATGTTCCTAAAATAGCTATAAGCGCTGATATCTCGCCTATACTTAAACCTAAAAATTTCATAATTCACCGACCTTTCTACATTTCATATTGAATTCCTGCTAATGATACATAAGTTAACCCTGTAATGCTTTCTGGGCGAAACGAAAACTCACCAGAAGGATTAGAAAGAAGTCTTCCACCAGTGACTAGATTAGTCGCCTGATAGAAGACTTCTGAACGTGACGCTCTATATTCAACTGGCAACGTAGCAAAAACATTGTTAACTGTGCTCCATGTGCTACCTTGTACAACACCTCTAATTTTTACTGTATAGGTGCCATCTAAATTTTTAATCTTTTTTACTTGTACCGGATTTCCCGATAAACTTGAAAAACCTGAATTTAATGATACTGATACCCATCCAGTGTTAGCGAAGTTAGCTGAATCTAAAGTATTACCAGCAATCGCCAGTCCGTTCTGAAAATTTAATTTTTTATCATAAGCAGCATCATTTTTCGTATAGGTTACTGCAGAACTGTTACTTGATACAGCGCCTAAATTAAATGTGTAAATCATCCCACCGTCGTTCAGTTCTTGCTGTGTCAACGTTTCTAAAAACTCACAGCGCAACTGATTGTTAGTAAATACATAATCACTCGAGCCTGGGGTTCCCTCTGAGCTGTTAATCTCTGATAAATCGATTGTGATACATAGAAACCCAGCAGTGTTTGCTGGTATAGACACTGTTTCTGGTTCGGTCACTTCGATTAAGCGCCCGCAAATAATTGCCTGACCAGTTTGAATAACAGCGTCTAGCCCATTTATGTTTACGCTCAACTCGTTACCCCTATCAGGAATAACTGATGATTGATCTAAATGCAGCATACTATATAACGATGCATCTTTTAAAGCTGTTACTTTTGCTCTATCGAACTGATAGCCTTTGATTGTCATTTATTCAACCTCCTATAAATTGTTTAAAATATCCTGAAGTGTTGAGCGAACATGACCAAATCGCAAAGAAATAAAATCTGATTCTGAATTAATGACATAACCTGTTAAAACACTACTGTATATCGTGTCATCATGTACAATATCTACCAGCAACCCTACTTCTAAATCTTCAACACTAAAAACATTATTATCTTTTTTTATATCAAAACTTATTTCATGTGCGTATGTTTGCCCTGACAGTTCAGCTTGTGCAACTTCTAAAAATGTCGGCTTATCTTCTTCTTCAGTATCGTAAATAAATATCTTTTGTCTTGTAGGGGTATATATATCATCATTAAATGATTGTGTTAATTCGCCTCGTTTATCTATATACCATGTACTAAGAATTGTAGGAAAAACACTATTAGTTGTTCTTTTATCAATAATCTGCAACATGTTTTCTGCTTGTTTTCCTGCTGGTTGCTCATACACTGACCAGTTAACAAAATCATATATATTATTTTTCAGTCTCATTTTTTTAGTTTTACGCTCAACTTTCAAGACTAACTCATAGCGGTTATACCATGCCTGACGCGCAAAATAATCAACCTCTAAAACAATGTTATACTTCTTAAAAAAACTAATTAAATAATCAACCAAATTTGTTACTGTTGGTGGGTCACTAGGTAAATAAGTAAATGCTGTGTGAGTTTTAGAAGTAACGGGAGCTGAAAATCTTTTGGACGGGTCAACAGTTACCCTCATTGTAAACATATTGTTTATATGATCTTCTGCGCTCCAACCCGCCTCTGCTCTACCAGTTGTTCTTGTTGCGGCAAATGGGAAATTCATTAAATTATAAATACTGCATGCTACTATTACTTCGTCGTCTACACTATCAATGACTCCAATATAATAAGGTTTAATAGTGGTTATTTCTCCTATCGGGCTGTCAATGACTCCTTGTTTGTTACTGTCTATTGACTTAGCCATAATAATATCTCCTGTTTCGAAGTCCATTTTTCCCAATGGCTTAAAGCTACTTTTTTCATTCGTTAGATAATCAATGTTTATTTCCCACTCGTAACATTCGCTTATTGATTTCAAACTCAGGTTTTGTCTATTTAGCACACCTAATTGTAATCGCATTATATCGCCACCATTTCTCTTCTCATTCTATACTTAACTACTGCTCCTCCAGTCTCGAATTTTAAAGCGAAGACACCTACAGGAATTGTGATAAAGTTCGTTTTCGTCATATCCTGTGTTTGATAAACGTTTGAAATGGTACCGTCAGGGGCAACAAGCCTAACAAACTGATTATGAGGAACGCTGGAAACTACAAACTCGTAACCGGGAGGAATATCAATAAAGTAACGATCATTCTGTATTAACTCAGAACCTGAGTATAATTCCCAAGATGGATCTGTAACTCCTGTGTCTCCTCCATAAATTGTTATCTCTAAAGGAGAACCTTCAGAGACACCCATATAAATAGAATCGTTTGATATTTTAAATTGCCCTCGGCTCTCATCGTTTTGTTCTTCATATACATAACTATAGACATAGAATCCCTCGTTATTTCCCATGTCAGTATTTATATATATTTTTCCGTCTGCTGGTTGGTCTATATATTCAGTATGCTTTCCTTCTATCCACTGGTACCAAGGGGTCAAGAACTCTAACTCTAAGGATTCATCTATGATATTCCATTCATTTATTTCCGTTTTAGTTAACTCTCTTAATCGACAATCACGCTTGAATGTCCCAACTTCTACAACTGAATAATTTAGGGTGAGTGGTTGATAATTCAGGAAGTTTATAAAATCATTATACTTCTGATAATATCGTTGCTTATCTGTGCCAAACAATAACCGAATACTAAAAACTGGTTGATTTAATGCAATACTACTTACTAAGAAATTCCCATTTGATCCGTAATAATCATTTGAAAAAGACACCCCTAGCCCTTCTGGTGAGTAGCCGAATAAATCTTCATCATTGTTTATAGATATCGTTTCACCTTTACTGTTTGTGAGCGAAAACTTTCTAACTTGATTCATTCCATCACCTCGTCAATCTTCTAACTATTTGTCTTTCTATAGCAGTTGCAATAGAGTTCGCATCGTTTCCTGTAGCATTTACTGAGATATTTAAATTTGTCGTTGAGCTATTAACCACCGCACTATCAGGCATTATGCCGGCAGCTTTAAGTTTAAACATGGAGCCGACCGCTCCGCCATAATCTCCTGCAATTCCTATAGTTCCGCTAAAAGTTTTACCAAACAAACCACCTATTATATTACTTGCTGCATTTTTCAAACCTGAAACAGCCCCTGTAATTTTATTCATTATCGCTCCGCCAATATCTCCAATTCCTCCAATAATTCCATCTAGAATAGCTTTACCAACTGACGCAAGACTACCAATCGCATTTATAATTTTTCCTGGTATATCAGTAAAGAAATCAGCAATTTTACCGCCTATACCGCTAACAATATTTAATATTCCATCAACACCACTCGAAAATACATTTTTTATTACATTCCACGCACCTGTTACAATACTTTTAGCTATATTCATGGTAGTAGTTATAATATTTTTTATCGTATTAAATACTGTTGTTACAGCAGAAGAAATAATATTAACCGCAGTAACAATAATGATTTTAATCCCATTCCAAACACTTGATACGATAGCTTTACATATATTAAGAACTGTTGTAATGACTGCTTTTATAATATTAAATCCAGTTTCCACTACTGCTTTTATTACGTTTACAGCGGTTGTAACTACAACTTTTATTATATTCCATGCAGTAGTAAATATTGTTTTATAGATATTTAATACAATTTCAAAATATGCCTTTATTCCATCAAAGATAGTTTTGATAATCGAACTTATTAATGTGAAACCACTAGAGATAATTCCTGAAATAAAATCAATAGCACCATTAAAGATAGCTTTTATCCCATCCCATAGTATTGAAAAGAATATACTAATGCCTTCCCATAAAGCTTTAAGCCAATCTAGTATAACGCCCCAATTCTTAATAACCGCAATTACAGCTATTACTGCTGCTACAATACCCGCAATAACTCCTATTGCTATTCCCATCGCTGGTAACAGCCCTGCTGTAAATATCGCAACTATTGCGGAAATAATAGGTGTCAGCATAGCTACAACAGCTAATACTGCTCCGAAAATAATAATAAATTGCTTAACTGGCTCTGGTAAACTATTAAACATTTTTGATACTGTTTTCAAAACATCTACTAGTGTTTCAAAAACTGGTGCTAAAGTCTCTGCGATGGCGCCGCCTAGTTCTGCCATTGTATTCGTTAACTGTTGCTGAGCAACGGTCATTTGATCTATCGGGTCTTTTTGCTTTTCAAATGTATCACCTACTAAATTGCCATTTGATTCAGCTGCAGCGCCGAATTGTTCTAAATCTAAAGTTCCTCGCTTTATTGCATCCGCCATAGCTGGCGCTTGTTTTGTTCCGAAAATTTCGGTTGCTAATGCCAGTCCTTCCTGGTCTGTAGTAGCATTTTTAATTTTTTCGCTTGTTTCTGCCAATCCATCATTTAATGTTTTTCCTTGCTTCGCATAT